CAACCGGTAAGTTACCCTCTTCACAGAGCGGTACTTCCAGTTCGCGAAGCGAACGAGATAGTGATGTGTAAGGCTAGCGGCTGCTCAGGAGGATAGAAGTCCCATAGGTTGGCCTCTCGTAAAACGGAGTTGCCTTCCTCGGTATTCTATCGGTTCACTCATTATCTGAACCCACCTGTCGGCGATCGCCGAACCATACAGGTGCTTCATAACTAGTCTCTGTAAAGAAACAGGTAAGAAGTCCGTAAAGTTCTTTAAATCGTAACAGAAGTATTCACCTCTTCTCTTACCGGACAAAGAGGCGAGAAACTCACAGGCCTCGTGGGATGTATACGTGGCATCTTGCTCAATGCTTTTCAAAATCCTCATAAGATCCTCATGAAGGGTTAAGAGAGCATTTTGAGTGAAGAAGTCACCGATGGTAATATACCGAAGTTTGTTACCAGGTTCTCTAAGAACCGATAACCTTCTAAGGTACTTACTCGGGGCGGAACCTTTTTCTGGTAATTGTCGTGCAAAAGCAGATCGCTTAGAAACGTGCGACCTGTTAAGGTAAACATATCCAGTACAGGCTCTCTTAAGGGATTTTGGCTGTGCGCCATTCTCTCAAAAGGGATACTGTAAAAGCTCTGCCCGTATACTCCTTGAGCACCCGTGATTCTTACTTTTCTGCTGGGTAGTAACCTACTTTTGCGCTTGACCCTTAAAGGGTCGGTCTTTATGTAGGCGTCGAACTCGTCCAGAAGTTCCTGCTGGACGTTCGGCGAGGGTCCTTCTATAGTACTGAAGTCCTCCTTACACTGATGTGTAGTTTGGGCTAAGTAAAATAGTGACACAGTTTGGGCGAATTCCAGCCCTAGCCTACCGTTTTGATACGATATCTTATCTAACGGCGCTAGTACTGTTAATCTCCCTTTCCGGATCTTACCAAATGAAGGAATAGGCGGTTGACCACCTAAGGTTATGCCCTTGTAATAAGTGGCATATTCCTTATAGCGATTCACGGCCGCTTCTTCCCCTCTACTCAAACGAAGGTTGTGGAAAGATTCCAAGTATTTTCTAGCGAATTCCATTACGGAGTTTGGAAGATCATACACGATTCTGACCATTGCCATACGTTCAAGAAAAAGATCGATATCTACACTGAATCGAACTTTCTCGGAACGTCTTTGACCGACCGTTTTACGGATCGGTGCTCTCGCCCTTTTTGGGGGGTGCCCATCTGACTGTTTCCTAGTTAATCCTAAGTCTTGTTGGAAGGGATTTCCACAATTTCCAATTTGTCCAAAAGTTCCATCACCATTGTTGACCTCAAGAGATTGTCCGGTGTATCCACCTGCAAGAGCCGCAAAGAATTGTAGAGAATGGGGACCACTCATTTGTTCAAAAAGAGCATTGCTCAAGCTTGAGGAAAACTTTGCATATTTCTGGTTCTGCTCGATGGAGCCAATTGTACGAATGGGTGCGCTGTTGAGAAACAAGGTCATTGAAA